CATAGTTTTTATTATTTGCTTTCCGGTTACATTCTATTAATTTACACATATTATATATATATCTTTTATTATGTTCTTTGAAAAAAATATTTAAATATTAATATCTCTTTATAAATAAAAATTTGAATTCATATAAAGATAATATATTATATAATAATAGAGATAAAGGATAAAAAAACAGAAACAGGAAACACAAAACAGAAAACACAGAACACAAAACAGAAACACAAAACACAAAACACAAAACACAAAACACAAAACACAAAATGGCTGCAATGAATGCATCTGATATCGAACTATCGAATATTAATTTCTCCGCTCCAAAAACACTAGATAATGGTGGAAAAATGCTATTCCTTAATTATGGAAACGGAATTAATCCACTATATGTTGTTACCCCTGAAGTAGAGATTCCATTTGATCCATCATATTATCCGGATAACGATGATTCTGGGAAGCTTAATATTAAGTTTTCTATGAAGGATCTCGAACAAAATAAGAGTATGAAGGGGTTTCATACTTGGGCTTGTCGAATGGATACACTTCTTATCCAAAAGGCTGGTGAAAATAGTCAATCTTGGTTTAAGAAGGCGAAACTATCTTCCGAAACCCTCCAAGAACTATATACACCTATGGTAAAGGTTTCTAAGGACCCTGAAACCGGGGAACCGAATGGAAAGTATCCCGATTCATTTGGCTTTAAGGTTGTAAAGCGTAATGGAAAATACAAGGATTTTTCAATCTATGATAATAAAAAGAATATGTTCGATGTAAATGGAGATACTGAAGACCCAACTGATATCTCAAAGGTTCTAATGAAGGGGGCACTTATCAAGGCAGTTCTTAAGTGTAATGGTATCTGGATTGCAAACGGAAAGTTTGGGTGTACTTGGAGGGCTGAACAGATCCGTGTGAAGGTTCCCGAAGGAGGTCTCTCTGATTTTGCGATTGAATCTGATTCAGATGATGAAGATACTGAAGGGGGGAACACCGCCAGTACGGCCCGTGAACGTGAAAAGGAACGTATTATGTTTGAAGATTCCACTTCAGATGAAGATGTCGCAAAGGAACAAGATGAAAGCGCGGAAGATGATCAGGAACCGGAACCGGAACCGGAACCGGAACCGGAACCAGAAAAGAAGAAGGTAAGGAAGGTTAAAGTAAAGAAGCCCAAGGTTTAAATAAAACAAAGGCGTATCTTTTCATTTAATAAATTAAAACATTAATAAATTAAAACATTTATAACTTATATAATATTAGAACATCTTTAAGCTCAGTGGCGCAGTGGTTAGCGTGCCAGGCCCATAACCTGGAGGACCGGGGATCGAAACCTCGCTGAGCTATCTGCGTCGTTGGTGTAGGGGTTAGCATATCAGCCTTCCAAGCTGGTGTCCCGGGTTCGAGTCCCGGACGACGCACATTTTTTTTGGCACTTTGGTCTAGTGGTATGATTCTTGCTTTGGGTGCAAGAGGTCCCGGGTTCGATTCCCGGAAGTGCCCTTTTTTTTGCCGGGTTAGCTCAGTTGGTTAGAGCGAGGTGCTAATAACGCCTAGGTCATGGGTTCGATCCCCATACTCGGTACTTATTAAATAATATATTGTATAGTATTATAATGCCTTTATATATATATAGTGTAAGAGACGCAAGAATAGATGGTAGGATTAATTATGTTGGATTAATTCCTAAGTTATTTGATACTTTGTATGGGGGTGATCGAAAATTTTCTGATGTTTTTGATAAAAATGAATTAAAACAAAAATCAAAAATGGAAATTTTCTTTAATCGATTATCAAAACAAGATAATCTTCTATGGAAGAATTATGGTAATTATTATGAAGATTATTTATCCTTAAATGATAAATATAAAATATTATACTTAAATTTACTTCAGTTTAAAAAAGAAAATCCAAATCAAAGAGAGTTCTTAAGGCTAATGAAACATTTATATGAGGGACATAGTACAATGCAATATGGTATTTATTTTGGTTGTCGTGTTGCTGAAAATCCTAAAGATTTCTTAACTATGATTAAAAAAGAAATAAAAGATTATAAAAATCAAAAAATAATCTACTATTTAGAAATTAATAAACTCTTTAGTATCATTGATTATCATCAAAATAATTATAATTTTGATTCTCCATTACTTTATTTTAATATGAGATGGCAATATGGTAGAAAGGATGATTTATCATTTACTTATAATGGAATCAATCGTACAGAAATGATTGAATACATTAGTGGAATTAATAATGAACAATTAAAAGTATCTGAAATTATATGTCATATACCATTATCAATTGATATATTCAATCATGTATTTGAACAATATGGTGGTAAAAGGAACTTATTAAATAAAAATTTATCAAAAAAGAATTATCGTAAACGTAGAACTAAATGAAGTGTTGATTCTTTCTGTATATTATAATCTGATAATGTTCTACCATCTTCTAATTGCTTACCAGCAAAAATCAGACGCTGTTGGTCAGGTGGGATCCCTTCTTTATCTTGAATTTTAGACTTAATATTTTCAATCGAATCGGATGGTTCAACTTCTAATGTAATTGTTTTACCAGTTAGTGTTTTAACAAATATTTGCATTTATTGTATCATATATTTTTTTATTTAATGCATCGTAATACGATGAGTTATAAATAATGTCAATATAAACATATATACATCTCCACTAATATATATCGAATAAACTAGGATTGTGATTAATGCCATGATCCATGGACTTGATGTAATATTCTTTAATTGTGTTTCGACCCTATTCTTAACATCATAAGGTAGGAAATAGTTATAGGGGAATAACATAAGTAATATAATGAAAATTAAAACAAAATTGATCATATTTTTATTCACTTTTAGTCCTTTAGTAACAGGTGATAACGTTTTCGCAATGTCCATTTATACTAACTAAATATTTTTTTTTTAGCTAAATTCTAAAACAACCTTTACTTTATTATAATTCAAACCTCTTGAGGCTGATTTTGATAATTCCTCTCTTTTTTTACGTTCGTTTGAATTCTTTTTCTGTTTCTTAATCAAATTATAACTCTCATTCATATCTTCTTCAATCTCCTTATAATTAACCTTAATATAATCAATGATTAAATTATCTATCGCCCATTTAAAAAAATTCAATTGTCCGATCGTAGTCTCTATTGTCTTATCTCCATCATAATTAAATTTTATCCGTTGCCTCCTACAAAATGGATCAAACCTCTTCTTGGAATACGACTTTAACTGAGATTTATAAGACTGATAAGTATTAAATTGTTTATATAATTGATTACCATCACTTTTAAATGTAATTTTCCCTTCTGATGTCCTATATAATGTATAAAAAATATTATTCTTCTTCGAATAATTTGTAGCAAACCAGTCAATAATACGCAATGAAACCTTTGTATTATTCTCTATTATATCCAATAAACTATTCATATTCTTCTTATTACTATAATATTTATAAAGACTCTCAAGTAACACGTCCATTTTCTTAATCATAAAATAATTTCTTTAAATATTAATAAAACTATATTTAAACGCTTCATTTTTCAATCCAATAGATTCCTTGTAAGTAGGCATCTGCTAAATCATCTTTTTTCTTTGACAATTGAAAGATTTTAATTAGATTATCTTCTTCATCTTCAATCATTTTTTTTGTATATTCAATACTTAAATACTTATTTTGAGCATACTTATTTTTCTTAACACATTCTATCTTAGGTCCTTTATAAACCTTTAATTTATTACGCGCATTCACCATGTGTATCTTCTGAATCGATGATTCATTATTCATTATTCCCTCGATTATAAAAAATGTATATATTATCATCTGAACACTCTTCATTACAGGATTCTTTAATGCCGGTTGATTCTCAATTAATACATGTCTAACACTCGTTGTATCTATCTTTCTTAGTTTCTCAATACATATCTGAGATAATTTACATATATCATGACTCACGTTAAGCTTCTTCACCTTCTTAAATTTCTTTGAATGAGAAGTACAACAATATTCAATTCCGCCTTTATCCTTGACACTATATGTAGCCTGTTTTTCACATTGTTTTCTTAATTTTACTTGACATAGTGGACTTTCATCTAAATTTATAATACCCCAATCATGTATCTTTTTCTCAGGAGTAAGTATACAATATGCCAAATTCTTTATTCCAACATCAAATGATAGATAATTCATATCACTCCCTTCCCATTATCTGTTTAAATATATTTAAATAATCTTTATGTTTCTCAAGGATTACATAATTATAGGTAAGTATCACAAATACAATAATTGATAATAAATAAACATGATCACTATATCTTAAATCTACTATAGGGTCTAAGAATTGATTCATAATTGATTCCTCTCTTTTTACTTCTCTTAATTTACATTCCAT